TATGGGTTTAATGCATTACGTACTATATCGATACCCTTAGCTATGACACCCATTGTAAAACGTATAACTGCACCTATAATCTTTATAGGGACTGCTATTATTGCCAATGCGATATCAAATATATGAAGGTATTCAATTGCGTCATTGATTGCTGTTAAGAACGAACCAATAACACCAGTAACAGATAACACGCCACCTGTGATTGGAAATAGTGCTTGAACTATCAATGCTGCTACACTTGCAAAGAATTTAAATATTTTAACACCTATACTTAGAACCGAGAATAAACCTTTAAAGGTCTCGTGTATATTTGTAAGTAAAATCTTACTTGGTATAAGTGCAGTCATTAAACGCTTTAAACCATTGGTAAATGCAAACAATTGTTTGGATGTTGCTGGTGGAAATACCTCTTTAAATGCGCCACCTATAGCTTTCATAACATTAAATACATTTTTAAATGCAATACTAATAGCATCAATTAATGCAGTTCGTCCACCCATTTGTTTCCAACCGGTTAACACCTTATTACGAGCATCGGCAGACGCACCAATAATTCCCCCAAGAACATTACTTACTGAGGTGAACATTATCTTAGCTTCCTCGAAATCACCAATCAGAACCTGCCAAGTTTTAGCCCAACCAGAACCTGCAGCTTCTTTTAAAGTGCCCATTAACTGACTAAGAGTCTTAACTTTAGTAGCAGCTTCATAAGCAACTACCCCCATTTTGAGGATACCAGTAATCTGCTTTGCTGAGTAACCCATTGCTTTAAGTTGTTTAGCATTTAAATCTCCAGTGAATTTACTTAGGGTCTCAGTTAGTATTCCAGTACTTAACCAACCCGATTCCAAAGTTTCTCTGAATGAGCCAGCCTTATTAATCATTGCATCGATGTTAATACCATGAACTCTCGCTGTTTCTTTTAATGAGTTCTGAAATATTTCACCACCCATACCAGAGTTAACAACTGAGTTCCAATCCATTAACTTAACTGTACCAGAAGCCATTGCTTGTGATAATTGATACATTGCGCTTGATGCTTGTTCAGAAGTAGAACCCGATACTGCTGCTAAATTGGCAATACCTTTAATAGCTGCTACAGCAGGTTTTAACCCAACTCCAGCTGCGGTAAAAGTACCAATGTTTTTAGCCATTTCAGTAAAGTTATAAATAGTCTTATCTGAATAAGTGTTGAGTTCCTCTAAAGCATCTGTTACATTTTTCATGGTTGTACCTTTACTAGAGGTATTAGCCATGATTGTCTGAATAGCACCCATCTGAGTCTCGTATTCTTTAAACCCATCTTTCATTGGGTCAATAGTAAATGCTGATACAAGTTTCTTACCTGCATTAACTGCTTGATTTGTGATATTCGTAAGAGCTGTTACAGCCATAATTTGAAGAGCTGAGAATTTTAGTTTAACAGATTCGACACCACTACTTATGCCATCAAGACTAACATTTCTAGCAGAATTAGTAATACTATCAAAACTTTTACCAATACCTTCGAAGTTTAAACCTTTCTTAAGTTTATCAATTGTGCTTAAACTGGTACTAACCCCAGCTTCAAACTGTTCGTTATCAAACTTCATTGATGTGACACGATTATCTATTGTAGTACTCATAGTTTAGTAACCTCCTTCCATGCTGAATCAGCCATCTTATCAAACACAGGACGCATAGCTGGGTTTATATAATCTCTTCCTGAAACCCATCCACCGTTCTTAGTTCCATGGCCATATTGTAGAATGACCGCGATAGGGACGCCACTTACGACATTCGAGTTGAACCAAGATATAGTGGTCTTTCCTTGTTCTTTGGTAATCTTATATGACCATGCATTAGATGTTGCGCCTGATGCAACTGGGGTGGCTTTAGATAGTGCGGCAACTCCTTCATTACCATATTTGTCTAAGTCTTTTATTTGTATACCTTTAGAGGCAGTTCCCAAAAACTTAAGGGTCTTTGAGAAATCACCTGTTTTATTAAACTTTATTGTACTCATAGTAATTCCTCCTTATCCTTTAGATTGGGCCTTTGCTCTTCTCTCGGCATTTAGTGTTCTATTTTTACTCATAATTTCTGAGTTTGACATCTTTTTGTTTGGTGCATTCTTCTTATCACATACTCTTATTAGTGTCAAAAGACGATTTAGATGCCATTTTTGACATTCAAAAGGTATGGCATATGTTATCATCCAATAATAAATTATTTCAGATGTGATTATCTCTTTTGATGAGCCTGCTCCTGTTTGTGTATCTTTACTAAACCAAGTGGCAGACATAGGGTGTTTTATATATTCACTAATCTCTTGAATGTTAACATCTGTAAGATTATCATATGCTTCTGGATTAACGTTCTGGGTTATAGTCATACATCTTATGTAGTCTATTGTCTCTTCTGAAGTTTGAGGATCTTTGCCAAGAAAAGGTTTCCCCCACTTGGCCTCCCATTTTGAAATAGAGACGAGCGAATGCTCAACTTTGAAAGTGTATCCTTTTGTGTTTATGAAGAGACTGTTCTCTTCGTCATAGTATTCGGTCTCTGGTATAATAAGTTGAAACATTGCTTCGTCCTCCTTTTATAATTTTATTTTACTAATGGAACTTTAATAGTCTCTGATTCAGCCTTAGGTTTATCCTTAGCTTTGTCCTTAGATTCAACTTTTTTGTTTTTCTTTTGATTCAGGTTTAGTATCAGGTTTAACTTTTTCCTTAACTGGAATTAAAGTAGCTTGATCTCCTGTAAATTGAACACCTCTATTATAGGCTGTCAATCCTGTGCCTAGAGCTTTATATTGTCCACCATAATGCATAACTCCGTCAGACCACTTTTGAACATCATCAATCTTAATCATTACTCCATCAGGATTGAGTCCAGGTATAATAGCCGTAACTATATCATTAACTTTAAATGCTTCTTCTTTCATTTAAATCATCCTTTCGAACTTAGTTTCCTACTTGTGCAGTCATAGGTTTATTTACAGTAGGGGTTATACCGTTTACGAATTTTGTAGCAGCCTCAGCATCAGTAGCAAGTTCCATAAATAAATTGGAGTATGCTTCTGTTTGAGTGAAGCCATCTGTTAATTCTTTGTTCTTAATAAATCTTTTTCCGTCTGGAGATTTTTCTCCATAAGAATCAAGTATAAGATCTTTGAATATCTTTATAATAGCTGGGATATCTTGAGCAGCAATTATACCACTAATTTTCTCAGCTAATCCTCCAGTTGTTGTCATCTCCATTTCCATTACTTCAGACTTTGTGAGATTGAAGTAGAAATCCTCAGTTCTTTCATTGTCGTTGAAATCTGTGTAAGTTATTGTTTTCTTTAACATAATATTTGTCCCCTTTCAATTTTGGATTTGGTTTTGGTTGTTGTTAATCGGTTCTTCCATATTCATATACTACATTTGACTCATTGAGTTCTGCATATATTTGAGTTGTGGATGGTTCTTCATGACCTAATAGTCTTTGTAATACTGGTAAAGACATTCCTAAATTTAGTTTATGAGTAGCAAAAGTATGTCTAAATAAGTGAGGATAAATTGATTTTAGATTACCAGTTCTTTTAGCTATTATCTTTATCTCTCTTTCAATACTCCTACTACTTAGTCTATTAGTTATACCCTTACTCGTTACAAATAGAGCTATATTATCATCTTTTCTACCGTTGATATATACCTGCAATAGAGCTTTAGATTTAACACTAAAATATACTTTTCGTTCTTTATTACCCTTACCTATAACTTTTAAGCTCTTTTCTCCCCAATCGATATCTTCCAGATTGACTTGTACAACTTCTGAGAGTCTACATCCGGTTGAAACTAGAAATTCTAATATGGCTTTTTCTCTATTTGTTACGCAAGCCTGTCTTAGTATTTCGAGCTCTTCTTGAGTTAGAGCGTGTCTTAATCTCTTTTCAGTCTTAGGAGTTACTACTCGAGCCATTGGATTACTTACTATAATCTCTTCTCTAAATAACCAATTAAAGAAACTTCTTAAACTACATATAATAGTACCCATTGATGTTTGTTTTAAATTACCATCACGCTGAAGAACTAATAGGTACATTCTAATATCATTGGTTGTTATTGTATTTATAGGTTTAACAAAATACAGATAAAACCTTTCTAATATTAACTTGTAATTATATAGAGTCTTTGGTGATAAACCATCTAATCTTTTTACAGCTAAATATAACATTGCTCTTTCTGGAATATCAGTTACTGATAAAGCTACTTCTCTTGATGTTACAGTATACTTGTTAAATATCTCATTAAGTATATTCCTAACTGCCAGTTGATCAATATTACATTCTAAAGTTAACTTGGATACTATTTTAATAATTACCTCTTCACTTAACATATACATCTCTCCCTATCTATTTGATAGGTTTAGTATATCATGAGTAAGATGTTAAGTAAAGAGTTTGTTGCGTGTTATTTTCCTATGGTGCAACTAAACCACTGTACCCATTGCATCTATCCATGTTGGTATAGTACCAATCGTTGTTCTTACGAATGTTGCCCCTACACTTGTTGAACCACTGCCAAATGATGGTGCTGAATTTATTCCACTCATAGCTTTTGTGAAAATAACTGTTGCACCAGTACCACTTACTATCCAATTATAAAATAATTTCGCTCTTATTTTATCGGCAATAGTAGTGGTTGTATCACTTGTAGTTATGCCAGTTATTGCAACTAAAACACCATTTAAAGTTACACTTATATTCCCACCAGCAGTAGCAACAGAATTGATTGTTAGTGTATTAATTTCTTTTACTCCTGTTGCTTTAACCCATAAAGGCTTATATAAAGATACATCAAGCATAGTGTCACCTAAACTAATACCTAAATTAGACATAGCATTTCTTTGTGAAGTAGTATAAGCTAAATTACCACTAACTCTCTTCCAAGGTGTCCAAGTTTCAACGTTATCTGTTGCTTTTGTTCTCAACCGATTATATTTTTCAGGTTGACCTTCTTTAGGTTCATGCTATTTAAAATTGTTTTCTAATTGATCGTTCATAGAAGAACCTTTCTTTCAATAAGTATTGGAAGGTCCACTTAAGGACCAACCATTTTGAATTAGTAGACTGAGCCGATAGAAATACGACGCCAGTTCTTACCAGCTGTTGTATTATCAGCAACACTCTTATATAGGTAGGCATCATCTATCATAGATTGAGTCATACTACCTACAGTACCATCTATGCCCCCAGCTAGTAGAACGGCATCGTCTGTAAATGATCCGTTAGTCATAGTTTCACCGATTACTATAGCGTTACCAATAACTCCAGCAACATCAGCCGTTAATACTATAGTGTCTCCCTCACTATCAACGGCACTTACGCCTTGAGTACCTTCCGATGTTATAGCCGCAGTAAGAGCTGTTACAGCATTCGCAGCGGAACAATCAGACCCAGTCCCTAGAGTAATAGCTGCGAAAGTATTAGTTATGATTGTAAACTCTTCTGTTGTATCTATCAGATTACCAGAAACGCCTCCTATTAATGCTGTAATAACACATTCATTTATAACAAACTCACTAGCACTTACCAAGACATGCGGTGTATTTACGCCATCTGTTCCATTTATAGCATCAACAATAGCAGCCTGTGCAGTTGCTAAATCGATACCAATGGAAACTTCTCCATCAGCAGTATCTGTACCTTCTGGAACAAATGTAAATGTTTTTTCGCCAATAGTCATTGTATCTCCGCTATTTGGTTGAGTATCGATAGTTAATGTACCGACAGCCTTAGCGGCATATGATGTAATATCAACTGGTATGTGTGTAAGAACCGTTAACATCTGTTCTGTATCAGCTAAAAACTCATATACATCTGACCCAACGATTGCCGGATTATTAATTGATACTGTTTCACCATCGACACTTACACCAGCGATTGTTAATGTCATTGATGCGTTTACGGCATTTACTGGGGAACCGACAATTGCAACGCCTTCTAGGTTGTTGATTATTTCTTGAATCTTGCTTCCAAATGTCATTTTACTAGTGTTGATGTTAATGTTATCAAGTTATTCAATTTCTTTTGTAGTTAGATTATTCATCTTAATCTCCTTTCAAATTTAATAAGATGACCCCAGTGTTAAAGGGTCATTTTGAATTATGCTGTTATAAGAGCCATAATTGCATCTGGTAATGGTAATGATGCATCAACAGTGTCTCCGTATAATAGTGCTTCTATTGCTGTTAAAGCAGTAGGAGTTATTTTAGTAGAATCAATTATAAGTGTAGCAGTTGGTTTGAATCCTGTTACTGATACTGGAGTAGTTGTAACTCCCCATGAGAAAGTGATTGCTTCTGGTGAATCATTAATTGTTTTGTAACCTTTCTCTGATGGTGAAGCCATAGCACCGTATATCAAATGAAGTTTATAGCCATAGCTAGCTCCAAGTGTATCGTTACCAAGTGTAGTTCTGTAACAAAGACCAAATGTCTTACGAGATTGTTGTCCTATTGTTACGCCTGGCTTTGGTTCTTCTGATCCATCACAAACACCAAATTCATCTGGGTATGTGTATGCTTCAATAGTTGCTCCGAACTCTTCAGCTGACATAAGACTTAAATATTTAATATCATCAGCATATATAGCTGAAGCTTCTGCACCTGAAGGACTTTCTGTAACAGCGGTTAAACCATTCCATGCTACTCCAGCTGAATAAGCTCCGCCTTCTTGCATTGGGTAAAGTACCCCTTTTTGTACTCCTGTTTCATACGTACGTTCTCCTACTTGATCCCAAACTAATTTTGCCATTGTTTATTCCTCCTTAATACTGCATTGTGAATGCGTCGTGATTGAGATTATCTGCTACATAATTTGTATTAAATTTACAAGTTGGTAACAGTGCAACCTTTCCTGGTATTAAACTATCTGGATTTTTATCTATAACAATTACTTCATATGCTGTTATAACATTGTATACATTATTATTTGCATACTTACTTGTCATATCATCTCTAGAGTAAATTATTGCTGGATAAAGTATTGTCATTGTGGATGGGGGCTGATAATATACATTACTTGAGCCTAACAATGCTGCTAGGACTTTATGCAGTTCAATTCTGCTAGCCATTATATACGCCTCCCATCGACAAGATCAATCTTGGACGCTGGACTTCAACTGATTCCACTTTCCATTTAGCACCCATATATTCTATATACCGTATAGCAAGAAAATTCTCATTGGCAAATGGGTCGGCTAGAATACTAATTTCATTTGATACTTGTACGTTGTCATTTAGTGTACTAGACGCCGTCATTAACTTTCGACTATTTCTAAGAACATCACCTGAATATTCTTTAACTACTATACTATCTTCCCAGACTCCAAGAACAACTTCCACTTGTAGTCCATAGCCGACCTTTCCAAAAAACTTTGCCATTTTGAATTATTCCTCCTTTTGTATAAAGTTTGGCTTATCTTTTGTAGAATAGCATATAGAACTATTTGGGCAATTCATTGTACGTTTCAGCTTACAGTTGTCACAAGTATTATTCTGTTTTTGCTTCTTAAACAAAAGACTCACATCCTTATATTAAACTATTTCTTATACGTGTAATTTCTCGATAACTATAGCAGAGTAAGGTTTAGTTAAAGCTCCTGAGCATCTAGTCTCGATCAAGTATTTTTGTTGATTGTAATCGATATCGAAATCGTCGAACATGTTTATTGCTCCGCCTTTATCAGCACCGATTGTGTAATCTTTAAGATTAACAATTATACCAATAAGGTCATGTTGAAGTGGAGTTGTTTCAGTACCCATACGACTAACACCTTCCATAACTGGAACTTCTACAATAGAAGAAACACCAAGTGCAAGACAAAGTTCTGTAATGTTAGAGTATACTTTTCTACCAGTAGTATCTCTTACAAGAAGCATCTCTATCATGTTAACTTGAGAGATGTAAAGAGTAGGATTTCCTGAACCTTTATACTTAGATCTAGCTCTTAATATATCATCAACCATTATATCAGCATCAGCAGATACATCAACGTGTACAGAATATAACTCTTCATCAAGGTATATAGGTCTGATGTTATCACCGCTTATTTTATCTTCAGAAGCTTCACTTCTACCATCACCAATTAAGATTGCTCTTGCTATTTCTTCATTAAGCATTACTCTCATCTCAGCTTTTAACCATGCAACTACATCTAATTCAGTGATATCAACAATATCGTCTCTATCTAATTTTTGTTTCTTGTATATAGTTTGAGGAGTAGTTACTCTCTTAAGAAGTTTGATAACTTCGTCTTTCTTTAAGCCGCCTTTCATATAACCTCTAGCTCTTGCTTCTTCAGCTGTAATATCTACTGCTGTTGATTTGATTCTGCTGAAAGGAGTATGGTTTGCTGCTGCTAAAACGCCAGCTACCCAAACGTCATCTCTTTTTATTACTTCAGGAACACCATTTACTATTCTTGCATCTGGGAATAAGAAATCAACATTTTCTATACCATAAGTTACAGCATGTGCAAGGAATGATTCTTTTAAGCTACCCATCTTTTTAGCATCTTGGAAAATTGTTGCTACCTCAGCGTGACTTAAAGTCTTGTTGTTGTTTACCTCAGTTGTAGCTTTGTCAAATACGTTAGTTTTCATAATATTTCCTCCTTCAATCGAATGTACGACAGTGTTGTCGTTATTGGTGCCGTCTTCATTTACTATTTCTTCATCTACTTTGTCTTCATGTTTTACTTCTTTGTTTTCATTTTTATTTATTATTTCTTCACTTTGACGCTCTGTGAAAGCATCATTTAACATAGCATACACTACAGTTTGTTGTTTGTCCGTTAAGGTATCAAACACATCCTGCATTGTTTCTTCTTCATTATCAATCACAGCGTCTGCTCCTCCATCTGCGTGCTCAGCAGTAGTGTCTTCTTCG